CTGGCGGCGATAATGCAACGGTAGGTGCTGGTGCAGTGCCGGTCCCTGGCTGGTCAACAACAACGTAATGAGATTTATTTGCAGTAACTGGTGATGTCAAAGCACCGCCAACAGTTAGGCCAATAGCTGCGCCTTCAGTGGTGACAGAAGTAATTAAATTGGTGCCTGCATCATAAGTACCAGAAAATACTACCTGCCCGTAACTAACGCCAATTGGTTGATAGACGTTGCCGTCCCACATGTACAACGTTCTGTCCAGCGGGTTAAAAAATAGCTGGGAAATATAATCAGCAGTTGGGAATGCTTCGCTGATTTTAGCTGTTGCGTAATTAGCTAGTTTTGCGCCTGTAATGGTATTAGCGCCATACCTATCAATGGCTAAGGTGCCGCTTGTAATTTGTGACGTTGCAATGTTTGGTATGTCACCTGCCGATAAGACGGTGCCCGCAGTTACAACGCCTTTGCTATTTATTGTTAGTTTTGTATATGAACCAGCAGCGATACCAGCTTGAGTTGCAAGCGAGATCGTGCCAGTGGTAACACTAAAATCACTGCTTGCGATAACACCGCCTAGTACTGCATTGGTGGCGGCGGTTACATCTAAAATGCCGTTGCCGTCTACAGATAAACCCGTCCCAGGTCTTACTGCACCTCTGACGCTACTCGTGGAAATCGGCAAATCCGCGCCAGCTAAAGCAACCGTGCCAGTGATATGGCCCTGTGCGTTAAAAGTAAATCCGCTTGTTGTGCCAGCAGTAATGCTACTGGTGTGATTTAATACGCCGCCACCTGTAACGCTCAGTCCAGTGCCGGGTGACATTACGCCAACGGTGCCCGATACTGCGATCGGTAAATCCGCTGCTGCGATTGCAGCCCCAACAGTTACGTGGCCTTTAGCATCCACCGTGACTTTTGTGTACGTGCCAGCGGTCGCGCCGCTTGTTGCATGTTCAAGCGATCCAGTGCCAGCATTGCGAACAATCGGGCTGGTAGGTGCTACCAGTTGCAGATTGCTAGAGCTAACTGTTACACCGCCTGTAGCTGGAATAGTGCTGGCATCTAGTTTGGATACTGCAACCGTGCCAGCCGATAGATTAGTGCCGCTGATGCCGCTGAGGCTTACCTTAGCACTCGGAATCGACGCATCATCAATTAAAGTAACAGCTTTTTGTACAAAGTCTTTTGCTGTGATCTTTTTGGTATCACTACCCGCAAGGCTTACAACAGCAATGGGATCAGTCGCCGCTAAGTTTGCGCTGGCAAGAGCTGTAAGCTCTGTAATTTTCAAATCAGGCATTAGTCGGTTTCCTCCAAGGTCACGAAGCCACTGCTGTCCTCTAGTCTAATCTTACTTCCTGATTGTTGCAGCAAGTAACCGGTGCCTGTTATTGTCTGCACTCTGAGTTTAATTTCGCCAGTCGTTACAAAGCTAATTGTGGATCGCAACAAATCTTCACTATTACATTGGATGCCAACTTGAGTAACAATGCCAGTAATTTCATGCCAGATCGTATCATTGTCAGCATTAATTCCCTGTCCATAGCCTTCGCTTAAGATATATAACTTTGCCTTAAATTCACTGCCAAATTTTTGTCGTAGTAAAAGTTTATGCAAATATATTGCCAATTCATTTTGCCCGCCATCGCGATAATCAAAAAAGCAATCAAGCCGACCACTACCAGTAATCAAAGTACTATATTGCTGCCTGAACTCATCACCCAATGAGGACGTATCAACAGTTTCCCTATCCGTAGTGAGTTCGTAGCTTGTTACTTCTCCAAATGTTCTATATGTATTATTCACAACAGAACAAACGATGGGAATAGTCCTAGCAATACTCGCAAGAGCAATCCTGCCTGTAGATTCACCGGCTAACGCATCTGAAAATTCGTTATAAAGTCTAATTGCACCTAACTGGTCAATGTTTACAAACCAGTTACCCAGTGGATATACTGAGGAATCTGCCCATCCAGATGCTGCAATGAAATCAAGATTTGTGCCATCAGTAGTTTTAAACTCTACAAAATCACCTGTTAATAATGTACCAATTTCATAATCAAAACTAAACATATCGCGAGTTGTATTAACAAATGAATTGACTATATTGCCTGTCAATGCGTCAGCGACACTGGTACGTACAAGTTCAATATGGCCTGCAGTACCAAGATAAACTGTCATTACAAAGTAACTCCTGTTGGTGCGCCAGTAAATTGGAACTGGATGCTGGCTTGCATTACTTCACCAACAGCACAACTTAATTCTGCGCTGGTAATGATGCAATTCCCTTGAATTAGTTTGGTGCCCCATCCAAGCTTGATAGCTAATATGTCAGACTCGCTAACTACAGCAGTTTTTACCACACGCTCTAGCAATGAAACCGGTGCTGAATCATAATAAAATACAGTGGCACTACCGCTTATGGTTCTAAGCCCTGGCACATAGCTTCGGTCGCTTTCTGTTAATACTGTGGTTTCAAGCGTATCAACTGTGCTAGATACGCTCCAGTTGCTAACCTTCGCTACTTGTGTGCCGTTATAAGTCAATGTGCCATCTTTGCCGCTGTAATAAGTCATGCGTCAAGCACCCCTGTTAATTTAATTGTAACCGACATACGGCCAGGCTTTACACTGTTGAATTGTGGCGGCTCAGCGTAGCGATACTGCAACCCAAATGGTGCTGCTGAAAATCTATTGGTGCTGCTGAGTGCCGTGATCCCTGCATCAAAGCCGGGGTTACCACTTTTGCTGGTGCTACCCAGGCCAAACAGACCTAATGTGCCACGGCAATTAGCGTAATGGTCATGGATTAAAGCTGCATCGGCATCGCTGATATTATCAAACGATAGTGATAGCTCTGTATTACTGCGCCTGCTGCCATATTGCACACGGCTTTCCATGCCGTTCTGTGCTGTGAACGTAGTACCTGGAAAATCGCCTGCATTTAGCGATCTTGAGGTAGGGGCAATACTAGGAAAAACCGGACCTACAAAACTCATTGCTCGTTTTGCACCTCAAATAAATTGTCATCTAAGTTTAGGTAGGTGATCTTACCGCTGGTTTCTTGCGGTACATGGCTGCCAGTTATTTCTACCATCCCTTCCTCATCATAACTAATGAGTTCAGCCTTGTACACTCGTGCACTTTGGGCGTCTGCATACACGGTAAACACCGCGCCAGCAAATTTATTATCCGTCACATACCCATTGCCATCAATCGTCATGGTGTCTTGTTCAACTTCCAACTTCCCAGATCGCCACCAGTAGACCGTATTCGAGCCGGTTAATTCGCTGCTGGTTACAACTCGGCCATCATCCAATACATAACCGTTTTGAAATTGATCCACATGCCTTGCCTGGCTTGCAAGTTTAAAATACGCACCAGGCGCAAGTGCTAAGCCTTCAGGGAATGTTTTAAAGGTAACCGTATGCGTTACATAACGACGTGTTTGGATTAGTAATTTAGCAAAATCAACTGCATGGTCTGCGCTGGTGCAGAACCCAGTAAAATCCACTGCTTCCACTGGTGCTGATTCTGAATCTGTTTGCTGTGATTCAGCTAACCGCACAAGGATATTACGGGTTTCAGCAAAACCATCTTCTACCTCATCGCGTAATGTAATTAATACTTGCGGCGCTAAACGTTGCTCGGCTGGATACCAACTTACCTGCAACGAATCCTCAATGATATTACCATCAGTAAATAACGCTGAAATTGTAGGTAGTCGGTCGTAAGCACCAGATAATGTGTAGCCCTGCAAGCCCTGGGTAGGGCTTACTGGGAATGTTGGTTGCAAGGATAACTTGCCACCTAAAATAAGGAAATCTAAGAAGAAATATGCTGCATTTTCGTAAGCCCATTCGCGGATATTAACTGGCGATGCCAGCACCCCATCCCAGAACCATTGGTTAGCGATACAAACCTTACAAGCTTCTTGAAATCCGGGCCAGTCAATCATTGATTCTGGTATTAATTTATTTGCGCCAACCAATGGTGATCGCAATAAAGCACGTAGTATTTCAGGGAATAAATGCGTAGGGCCGATGATGCCAGAGGTTGGTGAATAACCTGTTGTGGTGCCGGCTACTGGATCGATCATTCGCACCGTTTCACGGCCTTGCTTAGCGTAATAAGTAAGATTACTAAAATCGCTCCACTCTTTACCGCTACGCAATTGCAAACCTATCATTGCCATGCGGTCATATTGCGGTGCAAATTCTTCTGGCCCGTATAAACCTTTTCTGTAATTTACCCGTTGCTCATTG